TGGATTCCAGTGACGGAGCGGCTGCCGGCCATGGGGCAGCAAGTGCTGGTGGTGGCGCTCGGTCGCGTCATCACGGCGACGAGACGGGATGGATGGTGGCGACATGAAATCGACACAGGGACGCAGACTTTCTCTCTCGGCGTATGCACACCGACTTACTGGATGCCGCCCCCGGCACCGCCCGAGACGAGCAAGTAGCCCACAGAACGCTTGCGATCAGCGGCATCGAACACAGGAGCGACCATGACGAAAGAGGTAAATGAGATGTCCGCTGGATCGCGTGGTTATGCCATGAACTGGATGATGCCTGAACTTCCGACAGCAGCGACTGCCCGGGACTGGGCTTTGGCTGAGAGGTACACACGGGTGACGAAGGCCATCGACGAAGATTGGCCCGACGCTCATTCCGCGTGGCTGACCATCGGGCCGCAGCATTTCAAGGTGGCGGATTGCGAGACGAAGGAAGAGGCCGGGTGGCACTGCTGGATGCTGGCAAAGGCGATGCGGGCAGTAATCGACTCGGCCGTAACTGGAACGACGATAGCCGGGCCAACTGTGGCATAACACGCAGGATCAGCGGCAGCGATGAAAGGACTCACCATGCCTAAAGACGATGCAACGCTGTCCGCTGCATCCGCTGGTTCGCCGACGTTTCAGTTGAGGGTGCTCGATCTTTACTGCGGGGCTGGCATGGCTGCGGATGGATACGCTGCGGCTGGCTTTGCACCTACCGGCGTGGATATTTTCTTGCGGGCCTCATACCCATACGAGTTCGTGTGGGGCAGCGCATTGGCGATCTTGAAGAACAGGGATTTCGTGCAACAGTTCGACCTCATCCACGCTAGCCCGCCATGCCAAGCACACACACGGGCAAAGCACTTGCGATCCGCACAAGGAGGCAAGAGCCGCCACGGCGATTTCCTGACGCCGACGCTGGCCCTGCTCCGCACCTACGACATCCCCTGGATCGTGGAGAACGTGCCTGGCTCGCCTGGGATGGACGGTGCCGTAACGGAATGTGGCTCGGCCTACGGGCTGAAGGTGCGAAGGCATCGGCTATTCCTCGCGTCGTTTCCGATTCGAGGATCGGAGTGCCGCCACGCGGAGCAGGGAAAGCCAGTTGGCGTGTACCACGTCATGGGCGACACCTGTAAGGGCGTGTGCAAAAAGACGGGCAAGCTGGTGGTAGGCGGCAGCACGGCAAGAACGGAGGGCGAGGCCCGCGAGGCTATGGGCGTGGACCGCGACCTGTCGTGGGACGAGCTCAAGGAAGGGTTTCCGCCGGCCTACACGGAACACCTCGGGAGACAAGCGGCTGCCTACATCGGAGCAGGCCGCAAGTAGTCGGCGAACGCTTGCGATCAGCGGCTCGTCCGCTGCATCGCGTGGTTCTCAACGTAAAGGAGTTTGCATGACATCGTTTGGATTTGTCCTGTCGGTTGTCACGCTGGTCGTTGGGCTGCTGCTTGGATACTTCGCATCTTGGGCGACACCGAAGCCTGCACCAGATGACTACGCTGATTGCCTGATTCACCCCGAGACAACGCCGCAGGTGAAGTGGGTGAAAATGACGCGGCCGACGAGGGACGCGATCATCGACATCTACGCGGCCAACATGGACGAGTGCAAGAAGTTCATGGAGGCAAACGACCGCGTTACGACTGGCGAGGCGGCGATACTGTGGCTGATGGAAAAGGCGAAGTGAGAACGCCAGCGATCAGGAGCGGCGAGGAGAACCGATGCCCAAGCAAGTCCCCCAGCGCGCTGTGTTGCACAAGGTCAAGAGCGGCGAGATCGCCATCGAGACAGGTGGAGACGGCGTGTTCCTGCGATTCGACTGCGACTGCCTTGATGCACTGCCGTATTGCAAGGCTGCTTGTTGTGGCCTGCATGGCATCGACGTAACGGACGAAGAACTCAAGCAGAAGGTCACCTATCGTGACGAGGCTGGGAAAAAGAAGGTGTTGCCCATGCTCTCGATAGTCACGAAGGATGATGAAGACGGCCCTGAGATGATCCGCAATAGCGATTCATTCTGCACCTGCCTGCACCGTGGTACTCGCATGTGTGGTATCTACAACGACCGTCCAGCAACGTGCAGGGATTTCCACTGCACCAAGGGGCCGTCCATGAGGGGCTGGAGGCTCGATCTCGCGAGGCATATCTCGCACGAATAGTCGGTGGTTTGTGTGGCGTCACTGCGTAGTGCCGCATCGTGTTCCCTAGGAGATTTCCCATGCGTGGTTTTCTGTCGGTTCTTGCCCTGCTCGTCCTGTCCAATGTGTGCTGCGGCCAAGAGGTCGTGGTGACGAACAGGATCACCATCGTCCCCGCCCAACAGGAGGCAGAGGAGATGGCTCGTCATGGCAGGCTTCGTCACTGCGGCCGTGCTGGTGGTCGCATGGAAGGCATTGGGTTCAGTACCCAAGGGCCGGACGCTGCGTGTCGTGCGTGTTGCTTCTATAAAGAGGCCATGCGTGGCCGGTATCGCATCGTCGAGCGCGGTGTGGCATGGTCGCCGGTCAAGCGTGGATGGTTCGCCGTCATTCGCTACGAGTGACGAGCGCGTGGCCCGGCTGCTGCACGGAGGCAGTCGCTGGGTCGCTTGGGTCCTTCCTGGTCGTTTTCTGCGGCGACTCCCCAGCGAGCAAGCCCCATTCACGACAGACTTTCTTTTCAGCGGGCGTTCGTGGCGTTGGCACCGTGCAGGCGACTAGGTCGCGTTCTGGAATCTGGAATGGGATGGCCCGCGTGGGCGTCTGGGCGCATGCTCTAAGCAATGCTCCAAGCATGGGGGCTTGCCACTCCACAAAAATAGGGAGGCAGGAGGGCCGCTTTCCGCCCGTCTGGCGTTCGCGAGACTCTCGCCCACAATGCCACGCTCGCCACGCCCCCTAGGATGCGATTAGAGGGGCGATTGGCCTAGGGGGCGAGTCTCCATACCCCTAGGCCCGCTTTCGCCTCTGAGGGCCTGCTAGAGGCCCCTATACCTTAGACCCTCAAAATCGCGAGAGGGTAGGGAGGGGCCTGGATTCCCTCCGTAGGCGCATGAAAAAACCCCCTAGGCCACGAAGACCTAGGGGGCTCGCCCGCGCTTGGGCAACGGGGCGACCTCGCGACTCCGTTCACACCGACTTCTTCTTCCGTGGCTTACGGTCAGGCACGATGAACTTCTCGTACACCTCCGCCGCAGAGCGCGGGCGACGAGCCTCGATCATCGCGTCAGCCACCTTGTAGGCGAACGCCGCGATGTCTCCCACGTTCGGGCTGTGAGCCATCGGTGACGCCAGGGCTGCCGCAGCGAAGTAGTCTCGCAGCGACATTCCCGGCGACACATCTATCCTCTTCTCGTTGTAGTAGATGTCCGTTGGAAAGGCGTGCGCCATCACTCACCTCCCTTCGGGCCGTACAACTCTTTGACGCGAGCCAACTCGTCCTGGCTCAGCCCGGCGTGAATCCTGCGCTGCGTGTCCAGCGGCAACGCAAAGATTTCCGTCAGGTCAACCATTCCGGCAAACGGCGATCTCACATCAGTCGCGATGCGAATCACGCGCAGCCAATCCTCTACCAACTTCGTATCGTCTACGGTCTTCACTTGGAGCCTCCTTTCTTGGCGACCTTCTTGGCCGCCTTCTTGACTGCCTTCGTACCCTTCGACGCCTGCGGATCAGCCTTGGCCTTGACCCATCTGCTGCTGCAAGCGGTGGCCTCGCACTCGCCGCCTACCTTCTTCTTCTGCGCGAGGCAGTATCGCAACTGCTCCGCGAGGGTGCTGCCACCCTTCCAGCGATCCACCATGACACCGTTGCCGATGTCGATGAGGCCCCATCCAGGGCCAGTGATCGTCGCTGGCACGACCGCCTTGCATCCATGCTCTGCCAGTTTCTCGTTGAACTCAGCCTCGGTCATCGTCGTCTCCCTTCTTGGGTTTCTTGGGACTCTTCTCTCGCTTGCGGCGAATCTCTTCTGCCTGTCGCTCCCACCGTCGCCGCATCCACTTGTGGTAGCGATCAGCGTGAATCTTCCGGTACACCGCTCACGCCTCCCCTAACTCGGAGAGAACACGCTGGGCGGCTGCGGAGTAGTCGCCAGATCGCAGCAAAAACTGCGATGCGATCCATTCCCTCGCCGCCTTCTCTTCGTGAAACAGACGCATGAAACTGTGAACGATCACCGCTTTGCCGTATCGCAGGTCACGCACGACGGAGTCGCTCGGAGCCACGACAGTCACCTCGTAGAGATGGTGCCGCGGCTCGTTGCTCACAGTCCACGCGCACCACAGCCTGTCATTTTGGGCCGTGTCGCTCACATGAACCTCACCGACTACCAAGTCTCCTCGCATCACCGAACTCCTTTCGCGGAAACGAACACACACTCCTTCGCCTTCTTGTCATCGCGGAACCCAACAGCGTTGGGGTGACGCAATGCACCGGAGGCAAACAACTGCCACCCTCGCACCTCAAGCACGCGCCCGATAAAGTGCCGTGGCCTCTTCCAAATCGCCTCGCGTTCAACGTCGGTCCAGCCGCCGCCGACACGCACCTTCTCGATCAACTTGCCGCCCTCGTAGAGGCCACACACGACGGCACCCATGCGCCCCTTGTGCTTGCCCTCGCCGGGGAGAACGTCCATCACGACGTAGTCCATCGTGACTGTTTTCTTGACGCGACCGATGACGCCACGCTCGTAGGTGTGGAGCGTATTTCGGAAGACGAGTCCCTCGGCCCCGCCTTGCTCGACGAGCGATGCCCACGCCAACTTGTGCCGAGCCACTGGGATGGACCCTACGGCGGCGAGCCACGGGGCCTTGCCCTCGACCTTGCGCTGGAATTGCTTCATGCGGTAGCGATAGGACATATTCCACAACTCGCCGTGGATCTCGATGGCATCGAACACGGAAAGCATCCCCTCCTCTGCGGAGTTCACTGACCGCTGCGTTCCGACGATGTATTCGCCAATCAAGATGCTCGGCGGCACGCCATCAGCGTCGAGCGTTGCCTTGAGCGCTCCCTGGCGAGAGTAGATCGAGGCGGTGCCTTGCTTGATGACGGCGCACGCCCACCATCCGTCGAGTTTGGCCTGCACGATGTCGAATAGACCCGACTCCGCAGCGTCTGCGGTCGTGTCGAAGTTGACGTATTTCTGAACTCGCTTTGCCCATTTCATCGGTGATTCTTTCGTAGTGGGGCCAGCCACCCCGGCAGCAACGAGCCACCGGGGTGACTGACCTAGTGTCAAGACGCAGGGTGGACGCGGACGGCCTCACCCTTGGGACTGATCGCGAACAGCACGCCAGGCCCGTTGCCCTCGTCATCGGACGAGGCGAACAGGATGCCGCCGTCGTTGAAGTCGATGGCAACGCCGCCACCGCGGCCCTCCCAGCCCTCGCGCTTCAACTCTGCCTTGGTCATCCATCGCACGTTGATGACGGTGCGTCCGAAAGGCCACGCCACCTTGCGGTTCACGCGACGAGCCTTGCTCGATGCGTGAGCCTTCTTGGAGTAGCGGCCCATCTGAAACGCACGATCCATGATGTCCTGCAAGGCAGGGACGCCGCCCTTGACCTCGCGCACGTTACTAGCCATTCGCCACCTCCTCTGCACCGAGGTGCTTGCGAATGTTCTCGTAGCACTGGCGGGCACGAAACCCGCGTCCGGTCTGCCACGGCGACGGCAGGCCCAGGTCATCGTTGATCTGCTCGATGACATCGAGGCCGTACACGCCAACGCATTGAGTGACAGGCTTGCCGCCCACAAAGATTGTGGCCTTGTGGTCCGACAGGTCGCTCTCATAGGCAACGGTGTGCTTCGCCACAAGGGCGGGTGGCGCACCGAAGTTGCTGAACGCTTCTGGCTTGAAGATCGTGTGACCGTCACACAACTCGATGACCTTGAGGATGACCTCGCGGTCGACGCTTGCCCAACTCAACTCTTCGGGCTTTCGATACCCACTCTGTCTCTTCGCCATGATGGCACTCCTGGAAATGCTCGCCGCCCCGCCGACAACGCATCGACAGGGCGACGAGCAACGAGAATCACTGAACGGTCGGGATGGACTCGCTGATCTTGTCCACTCCCTCACTGAACTTGTCGCGGATGGTGATGATGCGCTGGCGCATGGCTGCCAGTGTGTTCGCATCGGTCACAACAACTCGCGTGGCGTTGAGGCCCTTGCTCGCTTTCTGCACGGCTTGCAGGATGTCATCGACGAGCCACATCAACGCCAGAGCGCTCTGGTCTGTCGGTCGCAGCAGCGTTCCAGTGCTGTGCCGATAGACAGCAAACTCCGTGGCAAGGTCGAGGAGTTTGGCGGTCAACTCCTCCTTCTTGGCGACCAGAAGGTCACCGTCCGTGCAGGCGATGCCAGCAGATCGCGTGGCGACCTGCTCCACCGCTGTGATCCAGTGATGCACCTCGCCGCTCATCGGCACCTGACGCGGCACTTCGTGAGCCTCGCCCGGACGAACGAGCGCCGGCTTGGCGGCAGCATCTCCCTGCATCGAGTAGTTGCTGTTATCCCGCCGAGACGGAAGCATCATTCCCAGGCCAACGCCGTCCATGCCCCTCTGAGCGCTCTGCATTAGGTCGAGCAGTTCATCGGACCAAGCGTCGAACTCAGATTCCTCCGACTCCAGACTGTCGAGATCGTCCGCGATCCCGTCTGGCGTTGCGTCGAGGTTGTCGCAGCCATCCGGCACACTGATGTCACGCAGCGTGGAGATGACCTTCTGCAACTCCTCGGTCGTTTCCGCGTCCTCCAGATCGGACTTCGCGGACGCGATCTCGTCCTTGTAAGAGTCCAGTTCGTCGCGAAACGTCTCGACCGAAGAGGCGAGATCATCGAGCGATGAAACGTACTCGGACACCTTGTCACTGTCGATCTTGCTCTTGTCAAAGAAACTCATCGGATCAACCTTTCATGGCTATGGGGCCGCGTGGCGAGATACACAGCGCATCTCGCTCACGCGGCACCCGATGGGAACCAACCTTGCTCACACCGCGATCTGCTTGGTGTTGAGCAATCCACAGTGCGCGTCGAGGAGGCCGTGCAGCCTCTTCGTGCGGTCAGGGAGCAGCAGCGGCGAGGCGTCCTTGAGTGCCTCAGTGACCGCGTTGAACATCCGCCACGCAGACCACGACTCGGCGAACTCGTCGTGCGTGGGATGCTCCCACCGCTCGATGAGCGTGTCGATCAGTCGCGTCGGGATCACATCGGTGCGAAGCGCTTGCAGCATGATGTACGCCGCCTCCTTCTTCGCCTCGATCTCCGTAGCCTTGTAGGCTGCGATCCTCTTGTCCTGCAATCCACGGGACTCCAGCAGTTGGGTCGCTGCGCCGCAGACGATGCGGGGCAGTCGATCCATCACATACTTCGTGTGCTTCGTCTGCACCTTGACCTCGCCGCTGAAGGAGAGGTTGGAGCAAACGAACACGCGAGCGCCGAGCAGCAAGGCCACGGGGAAAGACTGATCGTGGGAGTTGCGAATCCCTACGGCCAGCCCGTAGTCCTTGTCGGCCTTGGACCGGAGGTCGAGAACGCCGAACATCCTCTTGCCATCGCGGGCAATCAGATACTGCTCGGCGGCGACTTCCAGCGAGTGACCGGCGATGGTCTGCTCGACCATCTGAACGACAAAGTCGTGTGGAATCGGCGTCCAAGTCGAAGTGCCTTTCGGCGTTTCGATCTTGCGAAGTTGACTCCGAGACACGGTGTAACCATCACCACAAATGCGAGCCATTTCTTTGGCCCTCCTGTTGCCGCTGGGGGAACATGGAAGCGAGTCGCGGCACCTCGATCCCATGACAATGAGTATACCCTAAAACGGCCTATTCTTCAAAGCGAACACGGCCCTCGCGAATCGCCTTGTTGAGGATCAACTTTTCGACCGCATTGGGGTGCCATTGGGTCACAACGCTCGCGCGTTGCGTCGTTCCCACTGGCCTGTCCGCACCATCGCATGCGTGACAGTCGATGCACTGGAGCCGCTCGCCTGCCTCATACGATGCAGGGCAGACGAACTCGCGAGCCACCGCAGGCTCTAGGGCTAGGTCGCGCGTCATGCGGAACGTGCGCCACCCCATGCCCTGCGCGACCTCTGCCTGCGGCACGGATCGCACGGATGCCATGAAGTACGCTCGATACGCCTGATACTGACGGTGCTTCCACTGCTGCGTGTAGCCCGTCCATCCGCCCGACAGCACCGTAGACCAGCGGCGCACGATCTCGATGTCGATCAGCACCGGCTCGCCGTAGCCGCCCCAGCGAACGCTGCGACCGGAGATGATCCTGTCGTGTTCCTCTGGAACGTACTCTGGATACCGTCCTGCCTTGTAGGCATTCCAGATCGCGGTCGGTGCGTTCTGGACTACTACATAGCAGCCTCCGATCATGCCGAGGATGCAGTCGAGGCACGTTGCGTGCACCTCGCCGCGAACCTTGGCATCTGTTGGCTTCACATCGTCACGGACGATCCACACCGTGACCATGTTTCCGGTCTTCCCGTTCTCACTGTAGAACGTCGCGATGACAACGTATGGATCGCCGGTCCCGGGCGATATGCCTCGCTGCATAACGACGCCGAGCAGCGGACACTTCTGCTTCCTGCGACTTCTCTTGCTTCGGTACTTCATGGGGTTCTCTTTCTTGAGAGTGGGTAAGGTCAGTTCAAGTCACGCCGCCGCATCGCCTCGTTCAGCGTCAAGGTGTCTTCGGCACCCTCGACGAGCGAAACGAGATCATCGAACAGAGGCTTCGGGACGCCGCCGCTGCGGATGGCGTCGATGAGCATGCGTCCCATAAGGGCGGGCAGGATCATCATGCGAAGGCTTCCGGCGGCAGCGGCCATGAGCATCATTCGCTCACGCTTGTCCACCGGGAGATCAACGACGCCGATGTCGGTGATCTGCGGATACCATCCTGGCTTCGTCTTTGGGGCCTTCGGCTTTTTGCTGTCCATGTGCTTCCTTTCATCGTCGGGGTAGTAAGTCCAACCGTCACCGAGCCAGTCAATGTTGATGGGCATCGTCAGCACTCCGTTGCTTGGAGTCCAGCCCACGACCACAACGAGTGGCCGGGGCTGAACTCCGACTCGATCAGACTTGCACCAGCGCCGCATACTGCGGCGACGGCAGGACTTGCAGGGCGTCCACGATCTCCTGCGGAACCTCTTCTCGCAGCCATGCTGTGCCGTAGCGATAACCGCCATCGACCAGAAGGCCCTCGATCACAAGCCATGCGCAGTGCAGCGCGTAGGCATCCTCGTAGCCGTGCGTCTTCGCATAGGAATGCGGAGCCTCGCGGTACGCATTGCCTCCATGCACTGCATAGCGACGAATGACCTCCTCCTGTCGCGGTGTGCCAGCCCTCATGTCGTTGAGGTGCCACCGCTCCCACATATCGAACAACCACTGGATCGCCTCGGTTGTCCATCCGTCCGCAGGAACGATGTCATAGGCGCGAAGCCCCATGACGATCTGCCCGGCGGCGATTCCGGCAACGCTGCCATCGAAGGCCAGTTTGCCGCACTCGTAGCGTATGTTCACAGTCACATCACGCGGCTTCTGGTCGCAGTAACCAGCAACGGTGCCAATCGTCATTTTCTTCTGGAAATACTCGGTCATGTGAACCCTTTCTATAGGTTGAAGGAACGGTCAGGCATTCTCGATCAGGGACTCGATTGCACCAACGACGCGAGCCACGGTCGGCTCGGAGTCGAGGTCGATGTACACGGTCTTGCTGCGGGGAACGTAGAAGTGCGATGCCGCTACGCTGTCTGCGTCGATGAGCGTTGCGGCACGCTTCTCGCCCCAGATCAACTCGACGGTCATCTCTCCTGCCTCCATGCTGATGATGACCTCGCTATCGGGGCCAGCCACCTCTGGAATCGAGAGCATCACGGCACTATCGTCGCTGTCGAACTCGACGGCAGTTTCGCCTGTCAGGTCGAACGCGCCGGAATCGCGTAGCCATTCGGCAAGCGTTTCGTAGGCGACGTTCTCATGGACGGCACGGCTCATCACGCTGCTGGAAATCGCGGACATAGCAAACCCTTTCTGTAGGTAGAGAACACGGATCAAACAGGCAACACGATCACTCGACGTTGTCGGCCAACTCGATGAACTCCATCGCACCCGGCACCTTCCAGTAGCCAGGAATCTCGTCGCCCGTGCGGAGACGCTTGAGGCTGTCGTTGGCCTTCCAGCGGGTCAGGCGGAACAGCCCATAGCAGGGCTTCCAGCGGCGGGACTCGTCGCGATACTCGATGGAGTAGTTCGCGGAGTCGAGTTGCACGATGCGATACTCGACCTCGACCTTCTTGGGCCTCGGCTCGTTGTAGACGTATACAGCGTTGCTGAACGGTAGCGGTCGCATGTGCAGCGCCGAGCATTTGGCAACAGCGTGCCGCATCGCTGACTCGCGATCATCGTGCAAGTCATCGGGCGATAGGTAGAGTTGGCGACCCCCGGTGTTGGCCTGCACCACCACATCTCCGGTCGGGCCATCCTGCGTGACGCGAAGATGTAAGAAAGTCACCTTGTAGGCCTTCGGGCGGACGATTCGATTTCCGCCCTTGGTGTCCTCGGTCGCGTAGGTCGCCATCCAGCACTCAGCGCCGGAGGCACGGTAGGGATTGCTGCGGATCAGTTCGACGGTCTTCATGGTTCTGCCCTTTCTCTAGGCGTCAATCGGCTGTGCCAGGAACCATTCCTGACACCCCCCTATTAGACCCGAAACGGCCCCCTGCGCCTACCCCTACCCTCCCAAGGATTCCAGGCCTAAACCCCCCTAGTGGGGGTCCAGGCATCGGAATCGCCTTTGCCAGCATCGGCTGCAGATTTTGCCGACGCACGATTTCGATGGGCCGCTTTCATGTTTGCGCGTCAGTAAAAAGTGCCGCGTTCCCCACTTGTTCACGATCTGCGCGCGTGCTACGTTGTCGCCCCCAATGACGCCCACTCGACGAAACGAGTGGAGCCGAAGCCCGCTACGAACGTGGGCGTCTATAGGGATGGCATGGAGGTGGCCGATGCTTGTGCTGACTCGTAAGGAAGGCGAAGCGGTAGTGATCCCGCGAGCCTTGGTTCGTGTCACTGTGACGCGGATCGACGGTAACCGTGTGAAGTTGGGTTTTGAGGCCCCATACGGATTCGATGTGTTTCGCGAAGAGTTGTTGGATGACCTGACCAGCCGGGAGTACCGGCGGGAGCCCAATCACCATCAAGTGAGGAGCAATGCCGATGAGCAGCGTTGAGCAAGACGCACGCGCAGCATGGTTGGAAGAGAGAAAGAAGGGAATCGGCGGCAGCGATGCCCCCGCAGTGTGCAACGTAGACCCGTGGCGAGATGCTCTCGCCATTTGGTCGCAGAAGGTTGGCCTTGTCGAGGCTGAAGACCTTTCCGGCAATGAAGCCGTCGAGGCTGGCCTCGCCCTGGAAACGACCATCGGGACTTGGTACGGCCAGAAGTTTGGCAGGAAGGTGACGCTCGCGAAGCCGTATACGATTCGACGGCATCCGGTTCACACCTTCATGTGTGCCACGCTGGACGCGACCGAAGATCGTGACGGTGAACTGGTAGTGGTGCAGATCAAGAACACCTCCTATCCCGCCGAAGCGTGGGAGGAGCAACTTCCGATGCACTACGAAATCCAGTTGCAGCACGAAATGATCGTGGCCGGTGCAAAGCGTGGGGTGCTTGTCGCTCTGCATCGCGGTCAGAACCTCCGTGCCTATGAGCGTGAACTCACGCAAGAGGCAGCGGACAGACTGATCGAGATAGAGCGCGAGTTCTGGGCGCTTGTCGAGTCGGAAACGCCGCCGCCTGCTGGGCCGCACAGTGCCGACACCGTCAAGGCCCTGTTTCCACGCAATGAGATTGACGATGTCACTGCTCTCTGCCCAGAGGCCGATGACCTCGACGCGGAGTTGCAGGAGGTCAAGGAGAAGATCGCGGCACTGTCTGACCGTCAGGTTCAGATCGAGTCGCAGATCAAGTTGTGGATCGGAAATCACGCTGGCGGTTTGACCCCCCAAGGCGTGAGGTTTTCGTGGAAGGGGTCGGAAGTTCACTACAAGCCGCAGGAGGCCAGAACGGCCTATGTGCGGCGATTCACAAGGAGCGTCAAGAAATGAGTACCGCGATTTCCATCAAGGAGAAGGCGGCGACGGTGCGGTCGTTGATCGAGCGTAGCAGGACGCAGATTCACGCCGCCCTTCCACGCCACATGACGGCAGAGCGGATGATCCGCGTCTGCAACACTGCTGTGCAGAAGACCCCTCAACTGCTCGACTGCGAGCCGAGGAGTCTGATCGGTGCCATCGTGCAGGCGAGCCAGTTGGGGCTGGAGCCTGACGGCACTCTGGGCCATGCCTACCTCATCCCGTTCAACAACAGGAAGAGCGGCAAGGTCGAGTGTCAGTTCATCCCCGGCTACAAGGGGCTGATCGAGTTGGCGAGGAGGTCGAGTCAGATCAGCACGATCTACGCTCAGACCGTCCATGCCAACGACGAGTGGGAGTTCTGCTTCGGCCTCGATCCGAAGTTGAGCCACACCCCTACGGACGGCGAGCCCGGCGATCTGATCGCTGTGTACGCTGTCGCTCGTCTGCGTGATGGCGGTGCGCAGTTTGAGTGGATGTGGAAGCGTCAGGTCGATGCCATTCGTTCCTCGTCCCGTGCTGGCAACAGCGGCCCGTGGGTGACGCACTACGAGGAGATGGCAAAGAAGACGGCGTTGCGGCGGCTGTGCAAGTTGCTGCCAACGTCGCCGGAACTGACGCGAGCCGTTGCTCTCGACGAGCAGGCTGAAGCCAGTGTTCCGCAGCAGTTGGACGTTCTTGCGGACGATGATGTCTCAGTCGAGGAGGAGGCCGACACCAGCGTGGACGGTGCGACTCACGTTGGCGAGATCGTCAAGAAGATGACCGCTGCTGCCGGTGACAGGTGAGTAACGCCGCTGCTGGGAGGGTGTCGCGTGATGCCCTCCCAGCGCGGCAACGCACGGAGGCTATAGCATGGCAAACGTCGATTCATACATTCCGCTCTTTGGCCGCGATTTCCTGACCGCCACGATGGGTTGGACTGCGGAGGAACGCGGGCATTACATCGTCCTGCTCATCACGCAGTGGGAGCAAGGCTCGATTCCGGCTGATCCTGGCAGGCTGGAAATGGCTTCGCCGGGTATTTCTGGGTGCTGGGAATTGCTCTCCCAGAAGTTCCCTCCCAGCGAAGACGGCTTGAGGCGTAACAGGCGATTGGAGGAGCATCGAGCCAAGGCATCCTCCCTCTCCCAGGCCCGCGCAGAGAAAGCGGCAAGGGCTGCCAGAGCCAGATGGGGGAAGGATGCTCCAAGCATTGCTCAAGCATCTCCCCAAGCAATGCTCAAGCATGAGAACGCGGCAAGTGGCGTGAAGGGGGCGAAACAGGGCGAAGGCGCGAAACGCGAGGGAAACGCGGTTTCCGATGCTCCAAGCAATGCTCATGCAATGCGTGGAGCAATGCTTGGAGCAATGCTTGAGCAATGCCCTCCATCTCCATCTCCAATAGATAAGAAAGAAGAACTGCGTTCTTCTTCTTGCGAGAGTGGGCCGATTCCAGAGTTCGCCTGCGAGTCTGGCACTTGGAAACCCACCCGTGAGATGATCGAGGAGTGGAAAGCAACCTACCCTGACCTCGACCTCATGGCTCAACTGCGGCGAGCGAGGCAGTGGTGCATCGACAACGTGGATCGACGCAAGACCCAGAGAGGCATGCGGCGATTCATTGGTAGTTGGTTGGCGAACGTAAAGGTCTTGCCGAAGCAGACCTCGCCTAGCAAGAAGGTTTTGGCTTCATTGGAGGATTGACCGTGGACAAGAATGAGTTCAATGCTTGGCTCCAGACGCACCAGAAGGCGTATCCGGCACTGGCCGATTGGTTCGCATCGCTCCCAGACCAGCGAGGAACACTCGCCCTGTGGTTCGACGTTCTGCGGAAGGTGGACAAGGATCATGGTCGCGAGGCCACGATCCGCATGATGAAAGGCGTTGAGCCATTGGTGAAGTATACCAACTGGCACGATACGCCACGGTTTGTGGTCGAACACGCAGACGCCATCAGGCGAGAGAGCAAGTCGAGCCGCGAGTTCCTCTCGCATCTCGTCGATGGGGAACTGACATACGCATGCCGAGAGTGCTTCGACACTGGCATCGTTGACGTTTACCACTCTCGCCATGTGAAGGAGATCCGCAAGGGCAAGTTCCGTGGTAGGTGCGTCCACAGGGCCGCACGGGCCTGCAACTGCGATGGAGGCAGGGCGAGGTATCGAGGGATCATCGAGAAGAAGATTCTGCCGATCTATAACGCAGTCGAGGACGTTCGCGTGCCTCACGATAGGTCTGCCTGCTCGGCTGCGTCACTGGACACAGACATCAACACCATCATGGACTTCGTGGTCGGCGGCGCGGTGTCGCTCGATGCGTGGGCCGACAAGCAATAGGAGCAGGCATGTTCCCGAAGATGACAAGGCAGGGCGCTCATGCACCTCTGCCGAATGACGTAGTCAACCATCCAGCGCACTACACCTCGCATCCAAGCGGCGTGGAATGCGTGCAGATCGCCGAGGCTTTCTGCTTCAATCTGGGCAACGCCATCAAATACATCTGGCGGGCAGGGCTGAAGGGGGACGGCATCGAAGACCTGCGCAAGGCAGCGTGGTACATCAACCGAGAGATCGAAAGGAGAACGAAGTGAACTGCAACATCCCGAAGTTCGATTGCTGGGTCAGGCCAGAGTTTCTGTATGCCGAAGTTGGCGTTCATCAGCCGGAGAAGGCGATAGCGTTCGCAGTCTGCGGACTCTACGGTCAGGCCCTGTTGTTCCACGTTCTCCTGGAGAGCGGAGCGCAGCGAGGCAGGCTTCCGATCCATGCGCTGATGCAGAGCAAGTGTACGAACCCAACGCTCAGCCTCACCGACCTTGAGTTGTGGGATGCAATGTCCTACAACCCGTGCGTGATCGAGTACGACTGCTTGGCGCAGATGCGAGTGCGAGCGATCCTTCGCGACGGCAAGTGGTACGGCGGGGAGTATATGTTCACTGTGGATTGGCACGGCTCGAGCGAGGCTGAGAGCGCGGGCGAGAACGGATGGAAGTGCCATCACATCATCGCCCTCGATAATGGTCAGTTCGCAGCGCAGCCGAACAACAGGCTGCTCTGGTTCGACCCCGCATTCACATCGACAGGCGAACCTCCCAAGTACGCAACCGCAGACAAGACCTACAAGTGCGAGAACGAAGGCAAGTGGCGCACGGTAGGCGATGGCGTCATGTTCTACGGAATCGAAAACACGCCGCACGGCCCGTTCGCCGCGCAGCCAGACTAGGAGCAGTCATGCCGTTCCGAGAGTTCATCCCAAGGGTGCAAGCGTGGCAAAGAAACATGGCGGGCATCCCGCAGGACACGAAGGAAGATCGAGACGCGGAGGAGGTGGCTCGCGTTCGACGCGAGGAGAGGATGACCCAGAAGCCGCAGGCCAACTCCGAGCAGCCCTAGGGCTTCGCTCCGAATACCGGCCGTGGGTGGAGTTTGTGGCGCATGGGCCTCCAGCACCGCAGCCCCGCCCGCGCATCTCGATGAGGGGAGGGTTCGCGCGGGCCTACACGCCCGCCGACCATCCCGTCGTTGCCTTCCGGCGAGCCGTGGGTGCTGCCGCAATGCGCAAGATGACCAAGGCCGAGTGGCAGCGAAGGCTGGGAGGGCTTCGTGTCAGGATTCAAGTCTGGTGCTGTTTCGTCAGGCCGCCATCGCACCTCCTGGCGAGCGGATTGCCCAGAAAAGACGCACCGCTAATGCCTCGACCCGACACGGACAACCTTGTGAAAGCCGTGATGGATGCGCTCACGGACGCTGGCGTCTGGGATGACGATACGGTGGTGGTCAATGAGGGTTGTCGCAAGCGATACGTCAGCGCGCGTGTCGGCGCGCACACGGTGGTGCGCGTCCGCTAGTTGGCGCACAGGCGCTGCGCGCGCTACACTCTTCGTTATGAAAGTCGAGATGCTGCCGGTCGCGGAAGTCTCTCCATACGAGAAGAATCCGCGCCGCAACGAGAAAGCCGTTGACGCAGTCGCTGCGTCCATTCGCCAATTCGGTTGGCGTCAGCCGATTGTTGTTGACGCCAAGAAGGTCATCATCGTCGGCCACACTCGATACCTTGCCGCGCTCAAGTTGGGCGAGGAGAAGGTGCCGGTGCTGGTCGCGAAAGACCTCAAGGCAGATCAGGTCAAGGCTTACCGCATCGCAGACAACAAGACCAACGAGATCGCAGAGTGGGACGTTGGCCTGCTGTCCGCTGAACTCAAGGCCCTCTCTGACCTAGGCTGGAATGACTTCAGCGGCCTCGCGTTCGACACTCGCGAGATCGACGCCCTGCTGTCGCCGCTGGCCGAGAAGGTGTTTGAGGCTGATAGGCCAACGCTGGCAACCGCCACTGAGGAGCAGGCTCCAGAACTTGCTCCGGCGGTGCGAGGCGAGGAGCCAAGGAACTACCTAGAGGAAGAGGTTGAGGAGGACGATGAGCCGCAGGAGCCAGACACCTCGCAGAGCATCACGACGTACCGTGACGATGCGAAGTTCTCGTCGAGCAACTGGCTAGGCTTTCCAGACCTCCTGCCGCACATGCTGTGGGACGGAGACATTCGTCGCGTCTACATCAAGGACGAAGACACGGCACCAACGCAACTGATCGTCTGGAGCGCTGTCGGAGTTGACGAGCGCATGCGGGGCCACGTTGTCACGTTCTACGCGAGCGACGAGCGATTCGAGCATGCGATCTGGGACAAGGCCGTAGACTTCCTCGACAAGATGGCGATCATCAAACCGGGCGCTCTGGTGATGCCAGACTTCTCAACGTGGACAGACGAGCCGACCGCGTTCAACATCTGGAACACGTTCCGCGCTCGCTGGTGCGCACGGTACTGGCAGGAGGCCGGACATAAGATCATCCCGAACGTCAACCTCTGCGACGAAGCCAGTTGGGAGTGGATCTTCCTCGGCTATCCGAAAGAGGTTCCCTGTGCGATGTTCCAGTGCCGCCAGGGCTACAACGACAACGAGAAGTCAAAGCAGACGCTCATTCGCGGACTGCACGAATGGTGCAAGCGAGTCACGACGCGAAAGATGTTTCTCTACGGAGGCGAGCATCGCGAGTGGCTTGAGCCGCATCTGCCGAAGGGGCCACAGTATGTGTGGTTCCCGTCGTACCACAAAGCAAGGAAGGACGCTGGTCTTTTCTGAACTGCATGGCTGCTGTCTCGGGCAGCAGTAGTCGTGCAACACCATTGCCCGAACGAGGTGAACGATGTTGGTTTCTTTCGAGGGTGACGATGTCATCGGCTGCAAGCCGACGACCAAGCGCGGCAGCGGCGGCAAGAAGCGTGGCGGTGGCGCCCGCACCGGCAAGGCCGCGAAGAAGAAGGCCAAGTCGAGGGCCGGAACCAAGAAGAAGGCCGCGAAGAAGAAGGCCCCCAAGAAGGCCGCGAAGAAGGGCAAGAAGCGCTAGTCTCTATCGCTGACCGGCCGGCAGCAGAGTCCCGGCCGCCTGCTCAACGCGGGCGGCCGGGCTCGCTGCCGCACAGAACGAACCAGCGAACGATCTTCCATCGTCGCTTGCGATAGGCGCTCCACGACACCGGCCTTTTAGCGCCTGGGTCGTAGACTCTCTTGCCATCAAAGGCAACGTAGTGTCCGACCGGTGGAGTCTTGCTGCCCTTGCGTGGGAATCTGCGAACCAGCATGGCACAGCATTTCTCGGGTGGCTCTGCATTTCGGAGGTGCAGTTTGCCGCTAGCCTTTATCATGCCAACCCTCAAGCCGAGGCGAGAGAAGATCATGAGCAGTTCCTTTGTCGTGAGGCCCTTCGATGAGTGCGGCTTGGGGTCTGCCTCATTGACCAACTCGCGAGACTTCCTGCTCACCATCGCGGCAACGCAGTGTCCGCAGTCCACCTCATTCCATTGCTTCATGTGACGCACGGCATCCTCCTTGATGAAAAACCCAAAAGGGCCATTCTAGCACATCATGCAAGATCCAACCTTGCCAAACGAAAAAAATGAGTCGATAAATCTGGCCTCCCTTACGCCGCAGCAAATGGCGACGATTCTTGCGAAGGCGAGCGGCGTGACGATTGACGTATGTCAAATCGAGGAAGACATCAAGGCAGGCGCTCCGGTTGACCAAGACGGGAACCTCAACATCCTTTCATACGCGGCGTGGCTTGCCAAAGACGCACAGGCGATGGGGCATTGAGACTCGATCTGCAACAACTGTCGGTGCCGGAAGCAGCGAGAGTGCTGAACAGCACGCCCGTTGGCGAGGTCATCGCGCCTCGCGTAGTGTATCGCCACCTCAACCGTGCTGGGCTAAAGATTGGCGATGGCAGGACGCTGCATCTGGTTCGCTATGCCGCCTGGCTATTTCGCGTTCGCAGCGAAGCCAAGCCAGAGCCAGGGAGCGAGCGGAGCGACTACGAGAAGGTCAAGGCCAGCGCAGCCCAACGCGCTCGCAACATATCCGAGGCTGGCCGCGATATAGCGGGCGACGATTGGGTGCGACCGGCCAAGGATCAGGCCAGAAAAGACGCGGCGACTATGGGGTTTCGTGCCTTCTGCGACTCATACTTTCCGCAGTTGTTCCATCTGCCGTGGTCAGAGGATCACCTTCGCGTCATCGCAAAGATCGAGCGAGCCGTGCTGGAAGGCGAGTTGTTTGCGATGGCAATGCCTCGCGGAAGCGGCAAGACAACGCTGTGCGAGATGGGATGCCTGTGGGCGATGATGATCGGTGCGCATGAGTTCGTCGTGCTGATTGGATCTGACGAGAGCCATGCCGCTGATATGCTCGACTCGATCAAGAGCGAACTAGAGAACAACGATCTTCTTGATGAGGATTGGTCCGAGATCACAGGCCCCATCAGAGCATTGGAGGGCATTCACCAGCGGGCCAAGGGTCAGTTGTTCAATGGTGATCGAACGCACATCGGCTGGACATCCGGCGAGGTGGTGCTGCCTACAGTCCCAGGCTCGATGGCGTCTGGCGGAATCATTCGCGTAGGCGGCATCACTGGTCGAATCCGTGGCATGAAGTTCAAGAGGCCAGACGGTCGCAGCGTCAGGCCGTCGCTCGTGCTTGTGGACGATCCACAGACGGACGAATCGGCCAAGTCTCCGAGCCAGTGCGCGACGCGAGAGTCGATCCTCTCCGGTGCGATCCTCGGCCTCGCAGGCCCAGGCAAAAAGATCGCAGGGCTGATGACCGTCACTGTTGTGCAGCAGGACGATATGGCTGATCGCATGCTCGACCGCACCAAGCATCCAGCATGGCAGGGCGAGCGTACCAAGATGGTGTATTCGTTCCCGAAGAACGAGGTTCTTTGGGCGAAGTATTTCGACCTCCGCAGATCCGGGCAGGCGGAAGGCACAGGGACGATGGCTGCAACGCAGTTCTATGTCGAGAACCGCGATGCGATGGACGAAGGATCGGCAGTGTCCTGGCCCGAGCGTCACGATCCAGGCGAACTATCTGCCATCCAGCACGCGATGAACATTCGCTGCGACCGTGGAGACAACGCCTTCTACGCGGAGTATCAGAACGAGCCTCTGCCGTCGCTCACGGATCACATGGAGGTGCTGAGCGCCGAGGTCATCAACAAGAAGCGAAACGGCTACAAGCGAGGAGTCATTCCAGCCAAGGCCACGCGACTCACGGCATTTATCGACGTTCAGCAGACGATTTTGTATTGGATGGTCTGCGCCTGGGAAGACGATTTCAGCGGTGCGATCATCGACTACGGGACGCATCCAGAGCAGGGCCGTGCGTACTTCACGATGCGTGACGCCCAGAGAACGATCCAAGTCGAGCACCGAGAGTCTGCGTTTGAGGCCAACTTGTATGCTGCCCTGGAGCGGTGCGTCACGATGCTCTGCACTCGCGAGTACCGATTCGACGATGGTACGACGCAGCGGCTCGAGAGGATGTTTATTGACGCAAACTGGGGAGCATCGACCGACATCGTCTACCAGTTCTGCCGAGCCACGCCATTCGCCAACATCGTGCTACCCTCTCACGGCCGCTATGTCGGCGCATCGTCGCTACCCATGTCGGAATACGCGAAGCGTCTAGGCGACCGCATGGGGCCAAACTGGCGAATCCCAGGCACCGGAGGCAAGCGAGCCGTCAGGCATTGCCTGTTCGATACGAACTTCTGGAAGTCATTCGCCGTAGCACGATTCCAGACTGTGATCGGGGAGTCTGGGTGCTTGACGCTGTTTAGCGACTACGATCACGGCCTGCTGTGCGATCACTTGCTGGCAGAGGCTCCCGTGAGAACAGAGGCTCGCGGAAGGGTTGTCGATGAGTGGAAAACCAAGATAGTCGGCCAGGATAATCACTGGTTTGACTGCTTGGTGGGATGCTGCGTCGGAGCGTCTGTGTGCGGCGTGAGGACTGTCGGTGTCGAAGTGCAGTCAGGTCAGCGGAAGAAATACGCTGGAGGCTCTGCGGAAACAGCCAAGCCGCAAGTATCGCAGCGAAAAAGGTACGGCACGGCTGGCGTTGTGGATGATGCGAACCTAGTCGGGTAACATGGCGGAGGAGGTGCCGCCATGATTTCTCAAGAGCAGATCGACGCACTGGTGGCAACGCTGCTGGCGAATGCCGCAGGGCCTGCGAGCGCCAGCAACGATACCGGCAGCGTTACGCAGCGTAGCGTCACCGAACTGATCGAGGCCGTGAGGTTCATCGCATCCATGAAGGGCGCAAACAACGCCACTCGCGGGCTGCGGATGAACGCACTGCGTCCAGCGGGCTCCGTCTTCGGCCACGGCGAAATCGCCGCCATTTCAGCCGACGAATACTTCTACCGTAGGTTTGTCTAGTGAGCATCATCGGACGCATCTTGGGGCGTAAGCCCGCTGCACGACCGGCTGCGCATATCCCAATTCAGCGTCTGCGCAGTCGGTACGATGCCGCGCAGACCACGAACGACAACTCGCTGCATTGGGTCATGGCCGATCCGCTGTCGGCGGATGCTGGAATGACTGCGGCCGTTCGCAGGACTTTGCGGAACCGCGCTCGCTACGAATCAGCCAACAACTCATACTGCCGCGGCATTGTGCTGACGCTTGCCAACGACACCGTGGGGACAGGGCCGCGTATCAAGGTAAACACCTCCAGCCCTTCCGCCGACCGCGTCATCGAGCAGAACTTTCACGATTGGATGGAGTCGATCTCGCTGCCGGATAAGTTGCGAACCATGCGTCAGGCCCAGTGCGTTGACGGCGAAGTGTTCGCAATGATGGTGACGAACCCGCTTCTGGAGGGAGTCCAACTCGATCTGAGGCTGATCGAGGCTGACATGGTGGCAACGCCCAGCCCGTGGCTCAGCCGTGAAGTTGACGGCATCGAGTACGACAAGGCCGGGAACCCCGTCATTTACCACCTCCTAACGTCCCACCCTGGCGCGCTCTATGCCCTGCCGAGCATGGAGTACAGTCGCATCGCTGCCGAGATGATGATGCACCTCTATCGCGCCGACAGGCCCGGCCAGAGTCGCGGCATCTCTGAACTGACATCGGCACTGCCGCTGTTTGCGATGTTGCGTCGATACACGCTCGCGACCCTGTCTGCTGCTGAAACGGCGGCTGACTTCGCGGCGGTGCTGTTCACCAACTCCCCGGCGAACGAACTGCCGGAAGTCGAGCCGTTTGTCCCACTGAACATCCAGCCTCGATCCATGATGGCTCTGCCGGAAGGCTGGCAACTGGGCCAGATGCAGAGCGAGCAGCCGACAACGACCTACGGCAATTTCAAGACGGAGATCCTCAACGAGATCGCCCGCTGCCTGAACATGCCTTTCAACATCGCTGCCTGCAACAGCAGCGCGTACAACTACTCCAGCGGCCGGCTCGATCACCAGACCTACTTCAAGTCGATCCGCATCGAGCGCGAGAGCATGAAGGCTCGCGTTCTGGACCGACTGTTTCGTGCATGGGTAGATGAGGCTTCCGCAGTCGCTGGATTCATTCCAGACGGTGCAGGCCCGTCCATGAACTGGAACTGGACTTGGGTCTGGGACGGCAGCGAACACATCGACCCGCAGGCAGAGGCGTCTGCGCAGCAGACAAGGCTCGACGCAAACACCACTACGCTTGCTGCCGAATACGCGAAACTCGGCAAGGATTGGGAAACCGAACTTGAGCAGCGTGGTCGCGAAATCAAGAAGATGCAGGAACTCGGCCTGATTCCATCGCAGGCTGCCGCGCCAACGCCTGCAGCCGAGCCTGTGGAGCAGGGGACGGAAGACTACGAAGAAGAGGAGGATGAGGAAGACGCCGATCTGGCGGAAATGGCCGACGATGGATTCGTGCCGCCGCGGGCCGCTCGCGAAGAAGCGGAGCGAGGCTTGGCGTGGAGGCGAGAGTACGGTAGGGGCGGGACTGCTGTCGGCATTGCCAGGGCCAGGGACATTGCGGCCGGAAAGCCACTGTCTGCCAGCACGATCAAGCGAATGGTTTCGTTCTTCGCTCGGCACGAAGTAGACAAGCAGGGCAAGGGCTGGAGCCCCGGCTCCGAGGGATACCCTTCAAATGGCCGCATCGCATGGGCAATGTGGGGTGGGGACTCTGGCCGAGCGTTCGCAAACAAGGTCGCCAGGAAACTAGGGTGAGGTGATGAGATGCCGCAGTTCATCGCCGCAGAAGAGTACGAAGACGATGACGAATGCGATCCGTTCATCGAGTTCCTATAGGCCGCACGCGGCTCCGCACATCTAAGGTGTTGTATTTTTTTCTTGGAGCGGTTACACAAGATCGTATGAGCGACACGCTGAAAGTGACCGCCGACATCTGCTTTGAGGGCGAGGCCGTGCAGGCCGCCGCCAGCAATGCTGAAGGCTTGATGCAGCCGCAAGGGCCGCGTCGATTCAAGGTCAATGCGTACACTGGTGGTGCAATCAGCCAGCCCTGGTCGCGCGAGCCGGTCATCGTTGATTTGCAGGGCATGACTTGGACGAACAAGCGGCGTCCGATCCTGCTTCAGCACTCGTACGAACTCGATTCAATTCTCGGCCAGACCACCGACGTTCGCGTCGAGGGTCGCAATCTTGTCGTGGAAGCCGAGATGATTGGCGGCAACGCCAGTTCCGACAAGGTCATCGCGTTGGCCGAGCGCGGCTACCAGTGGCAGGCGTCGATTGGTGCGGATGTCCTCCGTGCCGAGAAACTGCCTGCTGGCGAAACCGCGATGGTCAACGGTCAAGCGATCACTGGGCCAGCGCGAATCGTTCGTGCTTCCCGGCTGCGTGAAGTTTCTGTAGTCACCCTAGGCGCGGACGATAATACGTCCGCTTCTCTCGCCGCCACGGCGGCACAACCAGAGGAGAGTTCCATGTCGGACGAGAGCCGCGAAGCCGTTGAAGCCGTCACCGAGGTCGCCACGCCCGTCGCTGCCACGGCTGCGATCAACGAAGACGCCATCGCGGAAAAGGTCGCCGCCAAGCTTCTCGCCGCGCAGTCGGCGCAGAAGGTGGAGTCGATCCGCGCCGCTCGTCCCTCCGCTCCCGCCGTGCATGTGGAGCAGAATCGCGAGGCGATCAGCGATGTGCTGAAGGCCGCGATCTGCCAGAGCGCTCGCCTCGCCAACGTCGAGAAGGAGTTCTCGCCGCAGGTGCTGGAGGCCGCCCAGAAGAAGTACAAGGGCGGCATCGGACTCGGCGAACTGCTCGTCGAGGCGGCCCGCGCCAACGGCTACGAAGGTCGCACCACGTTCCGCGACGAGTCGTACTCGCGTCCGATCCTGCGAGCGGCGTTCGCCACGCACGACATCTCCGACATCCTGTCGGCGACCGTCAACAAGTCGCTCCTCCAGGGCTTCACCACGGTCGACAACACTTGGTCGCGCGTCAGCACCACGCGATCCGTGGCCGACTTCAAGACCGTCACCTCCTACCGTCTGACGGGCGGCTTCAAGTTTGAAGAGATGAGCGGCAAGCACGAGTTCAAGCTGGCGGCTGCCGGGAACGTCAAGTACCAGAACTCCGCTCGCACCTACGGCATCTCGACGAACGTGACCCGCGAGGACATCATCAACGACGATCTCGGTGCGATCACGGCGGTGCCTTCCCGTATCGGGCGAGGTGCGGCTCTGAAACTCAACGAGGTCTTCTGGACGGCCTTCCTCAACAACTCGACGTTCTTCACGAGCGGCAACAAGAACCTCGGCAGTGGCTCTGGCTCGGCGTTCGGGATCGACGGCCTCACTGCCGCCGAGATCCTGTTCCTCGACCAGACGGACGATGACGGCTACCCGCTCGCGGTGTCGCCTTCGATCCTGCTGGTGCCGACGGCGCTCAACGCCAAGGCCCTGCAACTGCGGACTGCCACGGAGATTCGCGACACGAACTCCAGCACGAAGTACCCGACCGCGAATCCGCACGCCGGGAAGTACGAGATCATCACGACGCCTTACCTGTCGAACTCGTCGTTCACGGGCAACTCGACCGCTGCCTACTACCTCCTTGCCTCGCCGCAAGACCTGTCCACTATCGAGGTGGCGTTCCTCAACGGGGTGCAGCAGCCGACCGTCGAGCAGGCTGACCTCGACTTCTCGCTGCTCGGCATCCAGATGCGTGGTTACTTCGACTTCGGCGTGGCGATGGTCGAGCCGCGTGCCGGTGTCAAGATGGCCGGTTCGTGATCGACACCAATTCATCAGAAACCCTCACGGTAAGGAGAAAGTAAAGTGGCTTCCCCCATCGCTCCAGGCTTCCGCGTCGATTACACGCCCGGCTCCGACGTTGCGCTCGGTGCCGTGGTCGTGCAGGGCGACCTCGTCGGAATCGCGGATCGTCCGCTCCCGGCCAACAAACTCGGCGCTCTCGCCATCGCTGGCATCTTCTCGATGCCCAAGGCGACCGGCACCGGCACTGCCCTGACCGTGGGCGCGAAGGTTTACTGGGACGCTTCGACCAGCAAGGTGACTGGCACGGCCTCCACCAACGTCTACGTTGGCAAGGTCGTGGCCGCTGCTGGGACGAGCGACTCAGCCGTCCAAGTTCTGCTCACCCCGTGAAGCAAAGAGTGAGCCATGTCAGACATCCTTGCGGATGGTGCTGCATGGCTCGACGGGATGCGGCGGGCGCATCTGTCGCGCCATGTGTCCTACAAGCGTGATGGCGTAACCTCGCCGTGCCTCGCCACCATTTCGTCGAGCGTCTTTGAGACGCAGACAGAGATGGGCGTCGTTGAACGCTGGGAAAGCCGCGACTTTATCGTGTCTGCTGGCGATATGCCAATGGACTATCCAGAGCGCGGCGACTACATTACCGACACAATCGGCGGCGTTGCGGTAACATATCAAGTGTCTGCTCCGCGAGGCGCCCCGGTGTGGAAGTGGGCTGACGCAAGCAGGACCGCAATGAGAATCCACACCACAGCAATCGTCGATCCAAGCCTGCCGCAGGAGTAAGTCATGGTCAATTCTATTGCGGTTGAGGAAGCTCAGGTGACAGTGCTTGCGCCTCGCTCTCCTGGCTATCGCTTCATAGCCATCTCAAACAACGGCAGCAGCGCAGCGTATCTCATGCTTTTCCAGGACGATAGCGCGCTGACGACCAGCAACGGCATCGTCTTGCAGCCCGGTTCCGCGATCCTGCTCGACCAGGATGACTCGCCAATTCTGAACAACGGCATTTACGCGATCTGCGCGGAAACTCAGTCCACTACTCTCGCCGTCCAGGCGTACTGATCGAAGAGACTCATGAGCATTACGATCATCGGCAGCGCGTCTTCTGGCGGCGGCTCGTCCTACGACCAGAGCCTCAACACGACCGACGATGTGACCTTTGCCAGCGTGACGCTGCCCAATAGTACGCAGATCACGGTTGGCTCGTTCGACAATCTGACCGGCGGGGCGAGCGGCATCTCGCTTCACTGCGCCGTCGGCTACGAACTGAACTGGCAGGGGGGCAGGCTCCGTAGCGTCATGCTTGGCGATGAAACGGCCGCGCCGCAGACGATCACTTTCGACTCGCCTGTCCAGTTCGTCGGCGGCGTGCTGCCGCACGTCACCACCCTCACCTACGCCGCCACCGTCACCACCGACGCCAGTGCAGGCGACATCTTCGACCTCACGCTCACCGGCAACGTGACGCTCGCTGACCCGACGAATCCGGTGGACGGCAAGACGATCCGCTGGCGGATCAAGCAAGACGGCACTGGCTCGCGGACTGTGACGCTGGGCAACAAGTTCGTCATCCCGTCGTCTGCAACTTCGCCGCTGCCGTTCAGCACGGCGGCAAACAAGATGGACATCCTCGCCGCCACCTACCACGCTGGCCGCGACAAGTGGGACATCATCGCCTTTGTGATGGGGTACTGACTATGGCAACATTTTACTTCAACGGCGCCGACGATATTGCGAACAGCGTAGACCCGCCGGAGTGGCCGAAGCTCGGCAACTGGTGGATGAACAGTGGATTTACCGTGCCTGCCACAGCATTGCCGACGAGTTCAGACAGCGTGGTGGCGTCGGTCGGGCTTGCCACTGACGCGCCGAGAACGGTGGTAAACTTCATAACGAACGCGCGATTTAGCGGCGACCTGACCGTTACGGGCGTTGCGACGTTCAGCGGCTATGCCAACAACGGCGGCACCATCACTGGCGACTGCATTTTCAACGACAACTCGTATCATCATGGAGCCATTTCGGGCAACTGCATTTTCAACGACAGTTCGTGGATATCCTTCTGGGCTTCGTTCAACGGCACCATCACTGGCAACTGCACGTTCAACGACAATTCGTACAACGGCAGCACCATCACTGGCGGCGACTGCACGTTCAACGACAATTCGGTCAACGGCGGCACCATCACTGGCGGCGACTGCACGTTCAACGGCAATTCGAGCAACGGCGGCACCATCACTGGCGACTGCACGTTCAACGACAGTTCCTACAACCAAGGAACCGTAGCTTATGATGCGACGTTCAACGACAGTTCCTACAACCAAGGAACCGTAGCTGGCACCCGCACATTCCAAAACCGCACGCCCTATCCGATTCCGCGTGGAATCAACGGCTCATCCATTCTAGGAGTCATTTAACATGAATCTTTTATCACCAGTTACTATTCAGCCTCCGGCGATCACCCGCGCCAGCGGCGAGGTTCGCACGCTTCAGCCAATCACGCTGACCGAACTAGATGTGACGATCCTCGACAACGCGAAGCGGAGGTCTTGCGTGGCGCGGATTGGGCCCTGCCCGCAGGCAATCGTCCTGTGGGAAGGCGCCGCCTACGACACGGCTGGCGACTACACGCAGGCGCAGGTTGAAGCCCGCGTGCTGGAGGTACTGGGCAGCGATGTGAAGGCGGGGCTGGAGGCTCTGTTCGTCAGGCTAACCAAGTAACGGTGATGCGTGGGAATGCTGCGCACTGTAGTTGATGCGGTTGCCAGTGCCATTGCTGGCATTGACTCATTGCCAGCGTACAGCGTGGCGGTTGGTCACATGCACGAATGGCACGCGCAGAAACTCCGCACTATCAAGGTTGCCGTGTCTCCTCGCGGCGCTGATACAGACAATGTCGGCCGCGGCGTGATCGGCGTTGACTACAGAATCGGCATCGTTGTCGGCAAGCACTGTGAGACGGAGGCAGAGGCCGATGCTGTGTTCTTGGTTTCGGAAGGCATTCTGGATGCCATACGCGGAACGCTGACGTTCGATCTCCCAGAGGCTGTTGGCCGCGTTGCATTGACGAGTGCCACAATGGATTTGGCGACAGAAGAGTCGCTGAACGAGCAGAACATCTACCGTGCCAGCATCGAGGCAACGTATCGCCTGCTCAAGGGGTAGGCCGTGTTCACGATTGACACCAGATACTTTCTCGACCGTGCGAATGTCCGCAAGAAAATAGGCGAGGGAAGGGCGAGGGCTCTAACCAAGGCCGGTGCGATGGTGTATCGCAGCGCACAGAACCAACTTCTGCGCGGCAGGCCGTCTCCGCGAGGAAGCAACAGGACAATCGGAGAGTATCGCGGACTGCCGCTTGTCGAGAGGCGCAAGCGGAAGCCAAAGCCTGGGAGGGTTACGAGTTATAGGACGGCGAGGAACGCCAACGGATTCCTGCGATCCGCTATGGGATTCGCGTGGGACCCGCAGACAAATAGCGTCGTGATTGGGCCTCGACGCATGCAGAGCCGCTACTCTACGACGCTCAACATACTGCAAGAGAAGGGCGGCTCGCAGTCGCAGAGGATGTATCTCCGATATAGCGGCAGGCCGATTCCGCGTCAGGTTGCTTTCGGGCTGCGAAGGACGGGAGCGAGAAGCAATCTCGTCTACGTCGGCACGTTCATGGCACCGCGTCCAACGACCTCAAACTTCCGGCCGATCTCGCTAGGGAGAACAGTCAGGGTGCCAGCCGGTCAGTACCAGAAGAAGGGATTAGGCCGCGTCAGGAACAAGATTGCCCAAAAGTTCCGCAACCAGATATACGGGCCGTAGGCATTGGCTCATTTTTATTTCATCTGATAAACTGACGGCATCACCTGACTAGGAGACTACGATGGCAGTCACTTACACGCTCGGCAAAGACGCGACGATCAGCGGCATCAGCGGCTGCGTTCGCGATGTGACCGCCAGCATCGAGGCCAGCCGCATCGACGTTACCTGTCGAGGCGATGACAAGCGCAAATTCAAGTCCGGCCTTCGCGAAGCCACCATCGAGGTCGAGGTTCTCGATGAACCTCCGGCTGCGGGCGACGAGATCACAATCTCTCACGCGAACAGCGGCCTCGGCGGAATCTTCATCGTGACATCTGTGGCTCGCAGCGAGCCGCTCGACGATGTCGTTTCGTACAAGATTTCCTGCAAGTATAAAGAACCCGGTGGCCCGTAGTCAGGAGCGAAAAACATGGCGAAGGTTCTCGGCAAAGATGTTGTTTCCTCGATCACGGGAATCAACAACGACAACATCATCAGCGTCACCGACACCAGCGAGTGCGAGACGATTGACATCAGCGCTCGCGGCAACGCTGGCGGCACGAACGGCTTCAAGTCGTATGCCGCAGGCTACGTTTCGCAGACCATTGAGGTCGAGTGCCTGTCGCACTCCTGCACGGTCGGCCAGCAGTTTGGCGATTTGGAGTGCATCTCCATCAGCGTCAACGAGCCGCTCGACGGCCCGGTAACGTATACCATCACGTTCGGGCCGGGCGCTGACTGACGCCCAATAGGAGCGTCAAGTGCCTGCTCTCAACATAGTTCTCGGCAAAGACTGCGTACTCACAGGCAGTCACATCGAGAACGACTACGTTCGCAATGTGTCTTATCAGCAGTCGGCAAAGACTGTTGAGTATCAGCCTTTCGGCCAGCGAGCGGTCTGCGTCCACAACGCCGGCTACGACTGCACCATCGAAGTCGAGATGCTCAAGGACACGGGAGCGCAGGCCAAGTTGCAGACCGGCGACGAAATCACGATCTCCGGTTCCGGCTATTCCGGTTCTTTCGTTATAGTCAACGTCAATCGCGATGAGCCGCTGGATGGAGCAGTCAGCGTGCGAATCACCGCGAAACTCACCTCTCTCTAGGAGCGTCGATGAAGGAGTTCAAGGATGACATGGGGCGAACGTGGACGGTGCATCTGTCGTGCGCCAGCCTCAAGCGTGTCGCGGCCCATGCAGGGTTTGACATCGCAGACATCACCAACGGCAAGGCCCTAGATCTGTTTGGCGGAAACACTACGCACCTCCTCGACATCCTCTGGCCGCTCGTCAAGGCCGATGCCGAGAAGAGGGAGATCGACATCGACTCTTTTGGCGACGGCCTGCGTGGTGATTGCATGGCCGATGCCGCCGCAGTTCTCCAGGAGGAACTGCTAACTTTTTTCCCGAGCCAGCGGCGAGCGCTAATGCAAAAACTGCTGGCAAAGATGGAAAAGGTGGTGGCGGAAGCGTCAGTCGAACTGGAGAAGGAAATCGAAAGCGTCCAACTCCATACGGTTCGTGGTGGGAACTCGCCTACCAGTGTGCAGGAATCCTCGGAGTCAACCCAGACGAATGGACTCTCAGGGAACTCGTAGCGGCAAAGGACTCTAGGCTCGACAACGAATGGCTTCAGACCGCTTCGCTTGAGGCCCTGATAGCAAACGTCAATCGAGGCAAAGGCCAGCCGCCATACGATGTTTATCACTTCCATCCATACATGAAGAGGCCGGCGAAGACGTTGACAGCGGAAGAGTTCTTCCAGTTGTTAGGAGGTAACGGTGGCGGGCGCAGCGGCGATTAGAGGTGGTGGAGTAGCGATTGAGATCGGCGCTGATACGCGCCGATTCTTCGCCGCCTTGAATGCCATGCAGGCGCGCATGAGGGCGCTGGGATCGACGATCAACTCAATCGGCGCTCGAATGACGGCAATGGGCGCTGCCGCTACTGCGCCGTTTGCTCTTGCCGCAAGGCAGTCTGCTGCGTTTCAGGACACGATGTCCGCTGTCGGTGCTGTCACTGATGCAACTGGGGCCGACTTCCAGGCTCTCAAAGACAAGGCGATGGCTCTCGGGGCATCGACAAGTTTCACGGCACAGCAAGTGGCAGAGGGCATGCAGGCTCTCGGCCAGGGTGGCTTCACTGTGCAGGAGACTCTTGGCGCAATTGACGGCACGCTTCTGCTCGCGCGTGCTGGAATGCTCGACCTTGGCGCGGCGACAGAAATCACGGTCGCCACGCTGCGATCATTCAAGATGCCAGCCCAAGAGGCCGGGAAGGTAGCCGACATCCTGGCTATGGCTGCGAACTCGTCGAACGCCACGGTGCAGGGCCTTGGCGAAGCCCTCTCGACCATTGGCGGAATCGCGTCCACCGCCGGTGCCAGCCTCACGGAGGTCACCGCAGCCATCGGCCTGCTGGCTGATCGCGGCATGCAGGGCAGCGAGGCAGGCACTGCACTTCGTCGAGTGCTTATCGGCCTTGCCCAAGAGCAGAAGGCTCTGCGAAATATGGGCGTCGAGGTCAAAGACCCGAAGACCGGCAAACTCAAGCCTCTCAAGGTGATCCTGGCCGAACTGAAGACGGCTATGGCTGGCATGGACGATACGGACCGTATCGCCAAGTTGTCCAAGATCTTCGACGTATTCGGTGCGAATGCTGTTCTCCAGTTGATGAATGCCGGTGATTCTCTGGAGACGCTCGACCAGAAGTTGCAGAACAGCGGAGGATCTGCTGCTCGCGTTGCTACGCAGATGGATGACAATCTTGGCGGCAGCATGCGAATGCTCTCGTCAGCAATCGAGTCCGTTGCACTGGCAGTCGGAGAGGCTCTGACGCCCGCGCTGCGAAGCATCATGGACTATATGTCGCAACTGGCGGCAGGAATTGCTGAAGCAGTCGCCAGGAACCAGGGCTTCATTGTAGCCATTGCTGGCTCTGCCGCTGCCGTCACTGCTGCCGGAACTGCATTCCTCGGCCTTGGAACGACGCTGCAAGTTGGAGCGTTCGCGCTAGGTGGATTCACCAAGACGCTCGGCCTAGTGATTGCCCCGGTGTCGATGCTCGTTGGAACTGCCAGCGGCATCACGTCTTCGTTTGCTCGTGTCGTTGGTGCAGTCGCAAGCATCACGACGCCGCTCATTACTGCTTCTGGAGCGATGGTGGCATTCGCTGCGAGATCGGTAGCAGCCGCCGCAAACTACATCGCATCACTCGTCGCCATGACTGCCGCCACGTTGACGAACATGGCTATCGTTGGAGCGTCATGGATCGGAGCGGGCATTGCGGCCACGGGGGCCTTCCTGGCTCACATCAAGGCCCTCATCACCTATTACACGGGCCAACTGGCCTTTATGACCGCCATCACGATTACGCGGCTAGGCCAGACGGCTGCTGCGTGGGCGTCTCAGGCAATCGCCGGAATGGCCGCTTGGCTTGGAGCCACCGTGGTGGCAGTGGCCGGATACCTTGGGCAACTCGCCCTGGCAGTAGGTGGCACAGTGGCTGCAGCCGCTTCTATGGCTGCTGCGTGGCTCGCCCCTGCTGCGCCCTTCCTGGCAGTGGCAGCAGCCGTATACGGGCTTGGGAAGGCCCTCCAGAGCGTCGGAGGAAGCGGTGGTTCCATAGCATCGTCGCTCACCTCGATGTTCCAGCCCATCAGTGCCGGGTTCCAGCAAGTGCTGGCAGATGCCACCATCGTTTTTTCAGACCTGTGGAATACGGCCACAACGACGTTCGCAGGCATCTCCGACGCGATCATGGCCGGTGATATGTCCCTGGCATTTGAGGTGCTGTGGGCGGGATTGCAGGCCGCATGGCTGCGCGGGCAGCAGGCAGTGATGGGGTACATCGACGGCTTCGTTGAGTACCTCCAGAATCGCTGGGGCGATATGTCAACGAGCCTAGCCGTCCTCATAACGCAGGCCCTAGGTGCAGTCGAGAGGGCCTGGATATACACGACCGGTGCCATGTTTTCCGCGTGGGACTCGGCGGTCAGCGGCATCCTCAACGTCTGGGACACGGCAATCGGCGCGATTCAGAAAGCAATCGCGTATATCCGCTCGTTCTTTGACGAGACAATCGACTACGAAGCCATCGAGCGGCAGATCGACGAGGCCAACAAGGCTCGCAAGGAGGGCCGCGAATCTTCTGCGAGGCAACGCGCCGGGAAGCGTCAGGAGCAGATCGACCAGAGCGTAAAGAAAGAGGAGGACACGGTCCGCATTCTCGTTGAGGACAACGCAAGCAATCAGAGAGACAGGGCGGAACGCACGGCACAGCGAGCAGGCGACAGGGAGTACGGTGTCCAGCAGGCAGATGCCAATCTTGGCAACGCCAGGGCAAGGGCCGAAGCAGCGCGCGAAGGGGCAGACCTCATCAAGCAGGCCGCTGAAGCCAGCAGCACAGAAGACCTTGCTGCCTACTATCAGCGGGCGAAGCAGTTGCTGGAGAAGGGCCTCATAACGCAGGAGCAATTCGACCGCATCGAGGCTGCCGTTGACGCCGGTGCGGAGAAACTCGATGACAAGCGAGTGCGCGACGCCAACACGGCAGAGCGAGAGGCAGAGGCCAAGGCAGCGAATGAGGCTGCTGCTGGCGTTGCTGCCGAGACATCCAAGGCAGAGGTGGCTGGCACGTTTAGTGCGATGGCGGTTGGCGGCCTTTCGTACGGCTCCAATCTCGCAGAGAGAACCGCCAAGGCATGCGAAAAGATCGCTGAAAACACAAAGCCTGGGCGCAACGGGGCAGAGGTGCAGGCATGAGTCAGTTGCAGTGGTTGGAGGATGCCGGTTCGCGTAGCGCAAAGATCACGCGGCTAGGCACGAAGGACAAGGCCACGCTTCAGGTCAAGTTCAAGTGCTTCGGCACGTTCAGCGACACAGAGGTTCACGACCAAGCGGCCATCTTCTTCAATGCAAATCGACTCTACACTGCCGCCGGGCATATCTTTCTCGTACAGACATATGAAATCGAACATCTAGGCGGTGACGCCTGGGAGGTGGTCGCACACTACGAGTCGATGGGGACTGACGGCGACGAGCCCGATCCGCTCAAGAGGTCGCGATCGTTCGACACAACTGGGCAAACCACCCACATGAACGCCGCCTACGCAGAGCGACGTTATGGGGAGAACGCGCCCGATATGAAGGGCGCAATCGGAGTGGATGCCGACAGTGTCAAGGGCGTCGATGTCATAACGCCCGCGCTGCAATGGCAGGAGCAGTACGATGTGCCGTCGCAGTTTGTCGGCGACTCCTACATCCGTGCCGTCGCAGACCTGACAGGCAAAGTCAACAGTGGAGCGTTTCGCGGATTTGATGCCGGGGAGGTGCTGTTCGCCGGATGCAGCGGCTCGCAGCAGTGGGACTCCGAAAAGGGCGATGGTCCGTGGAGCCTCGCGTACAAGTTTATCGCCTCGCCAAACGCAACCAACCTGTCAGTCGGCGGCATCGGTGGCATCACCAAGAAGGGTCACGAGTACCTCTGGGTGCGGTACGAAGATGATGTGGCACAGAATACGCTGCTTCGCAAGCCCAAGGCCGTGTACGTCAACGAAGTGTATCGTTCCGGCGACTTTGGCTCTCTGGGGCTAGGGTGAGCAATGCGCGCAGATGGCCGCATAGAGCAAGGCGACTTGCTCCGCAATGCAATCTCGGCCAGGGCGTGGAATCGCGCCCAGGAAGCGGCCGACATAGTGCTAGGGACTCACCAGAAAGGCAGCGGCGTCGATTTCTGGGGAGCGCCCTACATTCGCGTCTATGCTCGCAACTCAAGCGGCGTCGATGTTCCGCGATGGGGAGTGCTTGAGATAGGCGGCGTTGAGGTTGACCCCGGAACCGGGCCGGGGACTCCGGGGAAGGCGCAGTTTGAGGCCATGCCGGTGCTGGTTGGCAATAAGCCAACGTCGAGCGCCGATTCCAAAATCATGATTGCGGTTGAGCCAATCGCAAGCAACGCTGTTGGCCGCGTGGCCGTTGCAGGCGTCGTGCAGTGCAAGATTTCCGGCGGCGAAGGCTCCAACGTCAAGGCCAAGGCAGACGATGTCGAGGCGCTAGAGAAGTCGCCAGACGGCCCAGGTGTCATTCTCTGGAGCAATGACGAGTGGGCCTTGATCCGCTTTGGTGGAGGTGGAGGCGGTGGGCTGCGTGTTGGCACCGTTTCCTCATCTTGGATGAAGGGATCGACGCGCAGCATCGACGAATGCGACGAAGACTTTTCGCCGCTTGACGAGACTTTCGACGCGACCAACTACTTTGCGGACGTGATCTTCACAAGCGGAACCCGCAAGGTTGCTTGCGGCAAGGTTGGGCAGAAGTGGATTCTGATCGCAGCGGAGTGCGCGTGATGCTTGAGTTGCTGGCGACAATCGCATCGGACCCGCTCGGCCTGGTCGTGGGCGGCGTCTTCCTGCTCGCGGCCGGCATGTTCCCGGTTGGCTTGATGCTCGGCGGCAGTTGTTCGCCGTGCTGCGGGTGCAGTGCCTGCACGGAAGGCACGCTGCCGGAAACGCTGACCGTCACGTTTAACGGCTACAGCGACAAGACGCAAGGGCCGGATTTGATCACGCTCGGGTTTCAGTCGTGCTTCGGCAGTGGCGCGACTGCTCGCGTCACCGCGCCGGGCGGCGATCCAGAAACAGACAAGGGGCCGATCTCTGCGGTGTCGCTCACTGGAGGCGGCAGCGGCTACGCGCAGCTCGGCCGCGTCGCCCCGACTCTGACAGCGAGCGGCGGAAGCGGAACGGGTGCCACGTTCACGGTTACGCTGGCGAACGCGAAGGATGTTTGCAACATCGACTACTGGAAGGTGGCGAAAGTCACACAAGCCGGCGGCTCTGGCTACGTCGAGGGGGATGAACTCACGATCACTGCTTCTGAAGGCGACACGGTGACGGCGAATGCAGTTGTCACACTGGTCGAGCAACGCGAGCCGCCGACGCTCGCGGCCACGGCCACTGGCGGTTCCGGCGCCAGCCTGACGGTCTCGATCGCCGAAAACGCAGGCAGCCCGCAAACGTGGCGAGTATCCGGGATCACTGTGGGCAGCGGCGGCAGCGGCTACACGGATGGAGCGTCCGTCACGATCACCGCCGCGTCAGGCGACACAACGCAAGCGGCGGCGACGGCGACGATCCAAACCAAGCGAGTCGCTCCAACGGTGTCGGTGGTGGAATATACCGTTGCCGGCAGCGGAGCCGTTGTCACAGTCACGCTCACGGAGACACCAAACTGGCAGGGCTCCGGCCGATCGGTCTGGCGGGTCACGGCGTTTACTGTCGTGGATGGCGGCTCTGGCTACGTCGAGGGCGACTCATTCGAGGCCATCGTAACCGACGGGGTGGTCATGCCAGGGCAGGATGCGATTTGCCTCGTCTCGTCCGTCGACGAGACCGGCGCTGTGCTGGCGGTGGAGCTGTTGGAACAAGGCGCGTACTACAAGCAAGGCAGTAGTATCGAGCGGGTAAACGTCAGCGATGGCGGCACATACTGGCGGACTGACGGCGAGAACGCCTGGGACGTGCAAAACGGCGGAATCTATTACCGCGAGGACGAGAGCGTCTCGCCTTACGTCTCGCCTGTTACTGTCACGATCTCACAACAATCCCCAAGCACCGGCACCGGCGCGGAACTCACAGCCACCGTTGACGATGACACGGCAAGCCCCACGTTCGGCCAGATTACTGGCGTCACAATCGACGACGGCGGGGATGGATACCTCGCGTGGAAGTGGCGGAATACGACGTGCTGCGGCGACTACTGGAACGGCCTCAGCGTTGTGGTGAAGCGATCAAACTATGACAGCAGCAACGCCTGCCGCTACGCGCACCGCCTGTGCGGCGTCGGCAACACTGGCAGCAATTTTGGGCAAGTAGAGGTGTTCTACAACGGGCCGACAACGCCGCCGACGGTGGTGCTAGCCTCTGAACTGGCAGAACCATTCGGGGAACCATTCGCGGGGTATAGTAGCTCCATGTGCAATGCAACTTTCACGGCCAGCGGCAACCTGACAGACTGCTCCGATTGGTCGGGCGTCTCGTTCTCCGCGAGCGGCGGCAGGACGGCGACCGTCTCAGTGGGCGGGGTGTACGACCCGCTGTTCCGCAACCCTGGCGGCTTGGCGTGTCATATCTGCTGCAAGGGGGATGTAGAGATGCCGGCAGAGATTGAAGCCAACATCCAGATTGAAGACATTGGCCCTGCGCCTGGCGCGCACAACTCCGGGACTTATGTGCTGACGCCTTACTGGAACGGCTACCAAGGGTTTTACCCGTGGACGGCAAATAACAATACGACAATGACGAACATTGTGATTGCCTACGAAGTGTGCGCTCATCAGGACCATGCGGGCTTTTCGGCAGATGGTTATGGGTGCGACGATTGCCACAAGAAGTGCCGCGTTGTCGCTAGCATAGGCACCGACTCGGCGCTTAATTTTCCTTTTTGGTGGTTTGACTCCCGCCGTTGTGTGAACAAGGACGGACAACTCATTGAAGACCAGTGCGGCGGCATGTGCGAGGCAACGCCGATCTGTAATTTGTCCGGCAAGTCGTTTTCCCTGTGCCTCGAACAGCAATATCCGTGGGACTGGAAGAACCAATGCGGCAGCATTGAAGGAGGCATTAACTGGGCACTGGACGGAAGTCCAGATCCTAGCCTCTTCAACGACCGTTGCGGAGCAATCACAATCGACATTCAATGACGTATTGCGACTTCAACAACCCGACGTTGACCTGCCCCACCTGCGGCTACGTTGCCAAGAGGCTGCCGACGTACCGCGAGTGCCGCCCAGTGCCGGAAAAGGTCTGGCGGCCCATCGCCATCGGCGACCTCGTCGAGCGTGGCCTGACGGCCATCGGCATCACGAAGGAGCGGGTCGAAAAAATCACCCGCACCGAGGGCAAGCCCGGCGGCTGCGGATGCGGGGCGCGGCAGAAGTGGCTGAACGACGTCGGATACAAGGCCCAGTACGCGATCCGCGACGGATACAAGGCGGTCGAGCGGTTTTACCTCGGCGAGTAACGCCCCGCTTGACGCATCAGCCATGCTGCGGGCGAAAGGGATGCCGTGCCCGACGATCACGTCTTCACGCTGAACGGTGACGAGCGGTGGCTCATTCGGTTCACCACGCTCAAGGG